AATCGTCCCATAACACCGGCATCCGATCGTTGCGCTTATCCGGTTAATCTCCCAATCGGATACTGCGAGATTCGGGCCAGTCTCAATTACATAAGTTGACCCATTCCGGAACACCGCCAATCGCTGAGTTTGCCATAGGGCTTGACCCGTAATTTCATCACTTTCCTGAGGATCGAGTGTCAGGCTCCCAGTCGCGATGTCGAATACCTCAGGATCCAGAATACCGCTGATAATGAGCGTGTTCTTGTAGGCGTAGATCAATCGGTACAATGCCCAGAGCGGATATTTCGCAGTCGGCCCATTAGCCGGCAATGCTACAGCGCCAAAGCCAGCTGCAACCGAATATTTGTTCAGGGTATCGCCTTTGGAAAAATAAAGGACGTCATTGGCTAAGGTCCCGTAGATCTGTGCGCCCATCGGATATGCTGGTCCGCCAGTCAGGGTCGAAAGCACTGCGATGCGATAATCGTACTTGTACCAATTGGCAGCGTCATTGGCCAGGAATACGCCTTTGCCCAAATGATTGATCGAATCAAGATTATTGCCAGGCTTCTTAAGTCGTACGATACCTGGACGCGGCCGGTTCAATCCGTCGCGCTGCGCCAATCGATTCAGAGCATCTTCACTAGTTGTCTGCTCAATCGCACTGGGTGGCGCCGAATTATTGACCCCGGCAATCGGTACACTCGCATCGCTAAGAGTCTCATCATCAAGCTGCTGATTGAACAGGGGCATAATCTGTTACCCAAAAGGATTGGAGCTTGTCGCATACCCGCCGTGATCGAGATAATCGTTCGATTCATAGATTATAGGCACAACCTGCTGCCGCATTTCGCTCTGATTCTTTTCGATGTTGATCGCTGCCTTGATATGCTCCATGGCCTCCTGTTCAGAAGCCTGCGCTTTCTGAATCTGCTGCAGACGCCGGTACAACGCCGAAGTCGTGAAACTGATCAGCGCATCCCAGATATGGCTGATCCGAGGTACACTCATATCGTTATCAAGACTGTCGGGTTTCAGCTTAACCTGGGTACGCACATAAAGGGAAAGTGGTGAGCCATCGCTAGCGTAAAAGAGCGGCGGCGGTGTAAGCACCAATTGGGTGAATACCAGCTCAGTCAATGCTGGAGGCATAAACATAGGCACGGCGCTAACCGGACTTTCTGAACTGATCGCTAAAGGCGTTTCGGTGACATCTTTTGAAAGCGCTTGAACAATCGAATACGAATTGGCGCTCGAAATACTTGCCAGATTCGTTGATCCATCCGGATTAATTGTACCCTGCAAAACAAATGATTCGCTCTGTAGAGAACCGCTCATATCCTGGCCAGAGATGTAAATACTGAACGGGCTCTTTTCAGAACTCGTGAACGTGAATCGGCCAGGATTAAAATATGGCCAAGCCAGGTTTTCTGCTCGGTAAAACCAAGGCGTATTTCCAGGCAATGTGAACGCCGGCGCAGCAAAGCGCTCGATCCAATCCCGTTCACGATATGTCAACCTGACATAACTACGCGCGTCGTACGAAAGACTCAGAAAAATGACCTCTTCAGCGTCATAGGGCAGAAACAGAACCCCGTTCAACGCTGAATCCAGCGCTTTGCCATCAATAAGCCGCATCGCCTCGCGCCAGTTGTGCGCGTCGTACAACGTCGAGTACTTGAGGCGGATAGCTTTTTTAGCATACGCAAGAGCTTCACTGGAAATATCCCCAGTGGTCTCACACGCGAAAGAAGCTATATCTGCCAAAGTCATCGTTCACCATCCGGTATCTGCGACGTAATGGGCAAAAATGTAGCTGGCTGAAGCAACAATCCCGGTAAAAGCGACATTGTAAAACCCATTGTCCCCCGAGCTGGATGCGGCGGCACCGGCATGATCGGCTGCACCCCCATCCCGGACGGAATTGGCCGCTCCGGTAGCCGGATTATAGAATGTCACGGTCGGCACTTTAGCCATGGGTTTAAGGAAACTAGTCGGACCCATAGCGTAATTGGCGCCTGCCGGAACTAACCAGCTCCTTTGTCCAATGCCGGTAACGGCTCCGTTATTTGTCCCGTAAGCATAAGTCTTTTGATAATACCTCAGGCATTCGTCCAGATTCGCGCTGAAGGGTTTATCGATCAGGGTCGTACACTGACTGCCTGGCTCATGCTGGATAAAGGCAATATCGAAAGTCGAACTAGTCGCTTTAGAAGCAAAATTGTCCTGACCAAGCGCGCCAAAAAAATTCCCATTCTGCCAAGTATCGTTGGCCGGCACCGTTAAATTGGTTCCAGCTGCGAGACAAATGACTATCTGATAGCCTTGCGTGCCGACATTCGGGCTAAAAGCGCCTGCCGTCGGCCAGACCGGCAGATTCGGCAGTGTGATTAAGGTCCATGTGTTGGCACTAGGAATCGTGCAAAGCTTAGCCAAAGTACGCGTTGCTGTGATGGCATCACGCAAAACCAACCCAAACTTTAGCCCAGACACACTCGTTCGCACCAAGAGCGATATCGAATGCAAGTCAGCCGCTAGTTCCCGGAACTGGATACCCTCGCAGAGCTGATTAATATGCAGGGCATCCCCCGCACCCAGACTAGCCTGCGCGGTCGTTAGAGTAACTCGCAGATTGTTGCGCGAAATGTTAAAATTGGTTCCCGGTAACAGAATAAAATTCGGCCAGCCTGAACCAATTACTTGTGTGGTAGCCCGCATCGTACCCACCGTGTTTAAAAACCAGCGATCACAAGCTTTCACTGAACCACTTGGCATAGCGCTCGCCGTATGGGCGTTAACTTGGTCACATTCAAATGAAGGATTGCCTGCCCCGTTAAACGAGCGAAGCCGCACAGCAGTAATGGTCGGAGTGATATTCTGATTTACACTGGCCGAAACCGAATCAATGACTTGCTGCCCGGTAATAGTGGCGTAAGCGGTTCCGCCCTTGAGTTCCAAAAGCTGATCGGTCGGATCAAGAGTCGAACTAGCCGGCTTAGAACTGACAAACTCAGGCTGTATCACAGCACCAGAGATGATCTGATTCATCTTGGTCGCAGTAATACCTTTTTCACCGTCTACAAAGATGCGCGATGTAACCAAATCGGGCATTACACAAACCCTTTCACGATAAGAAATGAATTCGTTATGTTGCTGCCAGAAAAATAATATTGTAGCGCATTGGCAAGCACATTCCCGTTATAAAAGCCTTGGCTTCGCCAACTCGCTATAACAGGTACCGCAGCGTTATAACCGCCAGAATCAGAAATGAAAGACGGCGGACGACCTGCGCTGCCTGGATAGATAATGGTTCGGACCATGCCAGTCTGTGCATTATGTCCGCCAAGACGCATAAAGGTGTCGTTGTTCACAAACTGATAAGCCACCGCCGTAACACTTGAAGGATAGAACAAACCGTTAAGATAGACGGCACCCGTCAACCACGAACTGCCGCCATTACTGGAAAGCACGCCACGCAACTGATCATTAGCCGTTGCCGGCTGCAATCCAGTCCAGGTCAATTCAAAATGCCGATACCCAACTGGCAAAAGCACGAAAGCATTAGCCGTATTGACTGCAATGTCCTGAACTCCCAAGATAATCTCGCGTTTCAATCCGAACGAGCGCCAATTGGTACCATCACAAATAATCGTGCATTCCTGCTGCGGCAATAACGCCAGCGATGCAGCACCATCAATGGTCCCGCTCGGCGGTGATACAGTGATCGTTCCGGTTGTTCCGGTGATCCCCATATCATTACGCAGATTGTAACAAAGCCCAGCAGCGGCAGTGGATAGTGTTAAAGTCCAGCTTCCGCCTGAACAGATAATGTACTTATTCTGATCTGCGCTGGTTACCGTGTACGCCGCGCTCTTGTACAGAATCCCAGGAATAGCCGCCTGAGCAGGCGGAGACGTAAATGCTCCATTCCCGTTCAAAAACGTCGATGAATCGCCCGAAAGCTTCGGTACCAGGCCAGTGCGAGTGATTGTAACCACAGGAACAACATCGCTACCATTATCCAGATGCGTACTGGCATGTGCGGCTGGCGTGAAACTTGTCGGTTTACCGCTGACCCCAGCCCAGGGCACAGAATCCGCGCTCTCCGCGGCATCAACTTTGTTGTTTGCGTTGGTGTCATAAACACTTTTGAGCATCGCGGTCGAATCAGGCGGGAATGTCGCAGGCTTACCAGTGATCGCAGTCCAGGCTAAAGCAACACAAGAAAGTTTTGAAGTAACAACTTGGATCGTTGTGTTATCAACAGCCGGACATAACCCAGCCAAAACTGATGTCGCAAGCCCTATCGGATCACTGCCCGCACTCAAATGAGTCGAAGCATGAGCACTCGGCGCAAAACTCGACGGTTTGCCGCTAATCCCGGCCCATGGTGCTGTGTCCGCCAATGCGGCGTGATCGCTAATCCCATCCCCATTGGTGTCATAGACACTTTTGAGCATATCACCCGTGCCTGCTCCACCACCACCAGCCGCAATCGCACTGCTCAAGTCATCCCGAAGCTTGTTGAGCTTGCGCGCCGTTATCCCGCCCTCCTTGGCATTGGTAAAGCTTATGTCGGTGTAAGCCATCCTAGAAATGTCCTAAATGCACGTTGGTGAAAGGCAAAATAACAAATATCAATGCCAAAACGATCACCACCACGCAGACCACCAAAACAATCTTCTGAATAGGCGCAGGCGCAAACTGGCTGATCACCCAGTAGAGCAATACCACCAGTAAAACCACCACCAGCCAGCTGATCAGCGCTGAAATCATAGTTCTTGAGCCAATTTCTTTAACCGCGCCAAGCCGCCCCATTCATCGACAAGCTTGATTGCCAGCTTGCATTTAGATTCCCAGTCCTTGTAGCCCGGATCGGAATTGGGCAGCACTACGCAGGCAATGATCTTGTCCTGAGTTCCCCCTCTCCTGGGATCGGTTGATAGCCCCAGGCACCTAGCTAAGAGCATCGAACCCTCACCAATCTGATCCTTGGGACCAATATCGGCCATAGCGAAATACATGTTATCCCCAGTCTTGGTGTTAAGCGCCAATCCCACATCCCCAAGCCGACAAAAGCTCTCCCCTCCAGGAATCACATAAAAACCGTAGCGCTCACTATCGACGTAGCGGGCCGGATGATTTTCAGGATAGTTCGGATCCACCAGCGCGGTGGTCGAGATGTAATAATATGGCGCTGGATGATATGCGGCCTGAAGAATCGGTAATCCTTTCCCATCTGGCGGCGCGTAAATACCCCACCAGTTGCCAGGCTTGCCAGCGTTGTCCGTATAATCCAACCCGCTGTCATTCGGTCCGTAGGCGTGAGGCGACCCATCTGCATTCACCGCAAAAGAGCTTTTCCACAAGACCCCGTCCCTATTGTCCCTGTAAACCATCACGCCGCCAATTGTTTTGAATTTGGTTAAATCACTCATGCGCTGAGCTCTTCGGCTTTCTGTTTGGCTTCTTCTAAGCTTTTGAACTGCCAGACATCAGTCGCTATTCCTTTATCAAGGAACAGTTCATAATAGCCATTGACCTCCATGATCCTGAAAGAACCACTTTCCCAACATGGCCAGTCAAGGAACGTTGTTTTCTTCCAGTCCATGGAGGTCAAAGTTCTAGCGCTTATCTCTTGCGCGAAGAAGGGGCACCTTGAGTTTTGAGCCAATCAGTAAGCGCCTGCGTAGGAACCTCTACGGTCTTACCTGGCCCAATTGATACATGGACCATCGTAGTCCGCTCTGGCAATACAATAGGATGCTCTGGCGTCTCGCCGCCACCGCCGCCTGCCGGAGGCAACACAATCGGGTGAGATGGCACAACCGGAACATAAATCGGATGTTCGGGTTTCGGAGCGCCAGCTGGAGGCAACTCAATCGGATGACTTGGCACAACCGGGTAATAAATCGGGTGACTTGGTTGGCCCCCGCTAACCGGTGGCTCAATCGGTAAATAGATCGGATGCTCAGCGCTTGGCGGCAAAGGCACAATCGGATGACTCGGGAAAACCGGATAATAAATCGGTTGAGTTGGCACTCCTGGCTGGCCGGCCGCTGGTGGCTGAGCTGGCGGCAGCTCAATGGGATGAGTCGGACCAATAGGCAGATAAATCGGATGTTCGGGTCCAATAGGAGCTGGCGGCTGAGGCCAATAAATCGGGTGCTCAGCAGTCGGCGGCAAAATCTCGATTGGATGCTCAGGAAAAATCGGCAAATAAATCGGCTGTTCAGGTTTACCACCACTTGGCGGCAAAGCAATCGGCGGAGTTGGAACAAGAATCGGGGCTGCCGGAAACGTCTTAGTTATTGATAGATACATGCTTTGGTTTTTCTTAGGTTTAGGTTAGGCGATTTTTCAATCTCCGGGATTTGCTTCAGTCCCTTGTTCTTGGCGCTGGGTTCCATTGGGACGGGCCGGATGTTCTTCAATCCATTTGCCCAATTCATTGAGCCAATCCGAATACGAAGCTCCAGCCGGCGACGGAGTCGGCTGAGGCGTAGGACTTGGCGTTGGCTGCGGTGTTGAGGTTGGCTGAGGCGTTGGAGTAACTGAAGCGCTTGGAGCCGGGGTCGGTGTCGGACCAGCTCCACCTCGCCAAGGATGCGGATAAGTATAAGGACTATAACCTGCCGGCGCCGCAAACTTAATGTCGCGATCCAGTTTAAATATATTCTTCGTTGAGCCACCCGAACAACCATATCCAGTCTGGTCATTGGTCCCCCAGAAATCAGCGCCTGCCCCGCTATTGGCCCAGAAATAGAAAGGATTGATCGCACTCGGAGTCACGATCTGGCCGCTTGGATAACTTTTCCCATCGGTCCCAGTGCCTGGCCAGCGCGTGCCGGGATACATCGCTTCGGTCTCGCATTTACCGCCATTACCTGCGCCACTCCGGGTCAATGGCTCATCAATAAATACCCAGGAAGGCTTGGCCCCGCCCCAATAACCGCCCGAATCGATCTTATCAACCGTATTGTCATGAATGCGGCCGCTTCCAGCTCTGGCCCAGAAAAATCGATTGGTATTGACCCAGACTCCGCCCCGTTTCTCGTAAAGGAACTTATCGTTGTAAGCCTCAAATTGCCGACCGCCCCAGGTACTGGTGATCCCGTGAATAACAGCCTGAGAATTGATAAATTCCGAATAGCGCAAAACAACCCGAGCACAATCATCGATATCAATTGCCTGGTTGTACATATCCCGAAAAGTGCAGTCTTCGACATACAAATTCTGATCACCGCGCGTATCGGCTGTTCCAAACGTATCGGCTTCATACCAACCCTTAGGACTCTTTATTTGCAAACATCCGCTACCGCTGCCCGGCCCAGAGCTTGAACTGCTCGCTGTTGATTCAAAAGTGCAATTGTAGAAGAGCCCTCCAGTCGTATTGATCGTGATCGCGGTAGTAAGCTGAAAATTCGGGATATTGAAATTTAGATCATGCAGAATAATGCCCTGTGCGCCATTGACTTGCCCAATGTTCATGTATCGCCCGGTAGCCGTGCCCGGCAGAAACTTGATATTAGCGACTGTTAAATGCCCAGCCGAACTAATCGTCAAATTAAAGAGGTTTGCGCTACCTGCTCCATGGGTAATGCTGGCTCCTTGCCCATCAATAGTGATTGCCTTGTTACAGCTAATCCCGCCGGTCCAAGTATAAATTCCGCTCGGGATCAGCACAGTGTCACCATTGGCAGCCGAATCGATCGCCGATTGCACAGCGCTTGCTGAGCCACTGGCTGCCGTAATAGTTCTGGCTTCGAGCTCAGAACTTATTGCCCAGATCAATAGACTCGCTAGCGAAACTTTGTTCCACAAAGAACATTTCATTATCTTTTCAGTTTCTTGACGAGTAAGCCGTCACTTCCCATTTTTGACCTCTGACCATGTTTTGAGACCAACAAGGGATGCTACTACTCCAGCAATGGAGATATACATGCCGCTCATCGATTTAGCTACCTCCACATCACGAGGCTGAAGCTGATCAACGATCTGCAGCGTAAGCAATACCACTGGCGCACCGAGAAAAATCAATACACTGCCCCAACATAAAACCATCCGCCAGGCTGGATCTTTGCTATTCACCAGAGTTCGAAATCTCTGAGTCTGCGCCGTTCAGTGTCCCCACGGTAGGTGAATCCATGCCTGGTAAAAACCTTGATAACCTCACCCAGCGTTTCCCCGCTAACCTGCGGACTTAATCGCCAGGCAGCTCCGTACCAGAACAGATTTGGCCGATCGCCATCACCAAAACAGTAACATTTCACGAACTGATTCAGCCCATGAGCTTCTCTTGCTTCCCGAGTCCAGCGCGCCATGATCTCGCCATAAACCTGTTCCAACGGCCCAAATACACGCCGGTTTACCAGCACCTTCGCCACGTACATGTCAGGAAAAAAAGCCAGCTGCATCATCTCAGGCATTCGCCATTTACGTAAGTTTCGCCCCTGCCATAGCAACGTCGGCTGTCCGTCCAGCCCAAGATCGAACTTCCCATAAAGAGCTTCCATCTCTTCGATCTCACTGGTTACCGGCGCCAGGCTAGCGAACCTCATAGACCTTCTTTATCTGTTCTTTGGAGCCAGCCTTACTTCTAAAGCGCGATCCATCCCGAATCTCGCGCTCATAATAACGACGCAAAATCTGAGCGTAAGCTTCCTTTTTCTTACGCTCAGCCTCAGTTCCCTTTTTGGGCACGATAATCTGCACGCTAAAATGGCAGCGGTTGACCCTTGGCAGCTTTTCTCAAGCGCGCACCCATCGCGCTCGTGCTCTCTCCGGCACCACCGCCGCCACCTTCAGTCCCAGTCTCAGACTCGGCTCCCTCTTGCTCAGGGGTTTCGGTGCCCTCTTCAGTCACTGGCTCACCATTGACCGAATCAATTTTAACAGTCGCTTGGTTACCGCTCACGCTCTGCACAGTCCCCGATACACTGTATTGCACGCTATCTCCGACTTCCGGCGCAACTCCACCCTCACTGATCGAGGCTACCGGCACCTTGCACGTATACCCACCAGGACCTTTATTAATTCCTATCGCTATCGTTGCCATATTAAGTTGCCGTATACGCTGTCTTGGTCTGCAAAACTACCCCGTTCCAGGATGAGAGACAGACCGCGTTATAAAAGGTCTTCCACACGTAACTGATGAACTGATTGAATGGATTAGCGCTATCAGGATCTGTTATGGTGACCACCTTTGGTTTAGGTGGATTCTCCCCTTCAAGATCCGGCACAGCGAATGCGTCTTTACCGAACACCAGCGCTGCAATCGCAGCACCTCCGGCAACATTTGTGCCCTCAGCGTTCTGATACATCGCGTTGGTCGAGCGCAACACCTTGATCCCAAACAGTCGGCCAATCTCACCGCGCCAGATCTGTTCAGGTTTCTGGAACGCACTGGCATAAGTCCAGGCATTACCCTGTTCCTCGACCAAATCGCGTTCTTGTTCAGGACTAATGACGGCACAAAAACAACCGTCATCGAATTCTTTGGCTTTATTGAGCCGCAATTCGGTACAGACATCAATCAAATCATCAGAAGTAAACCTCCCCTGTTGACCAGTTAAGGCGAGCAGGGTTGTAAAGTCTGTTGCTGTACCCGCATAGCGTTTGGTGAACTTGGTCGGTTCCTCAGTCGTGCCGTTTATACAGGCATCCCGAATCAGCGTGTCGCACCAAAGCGCAGCCTCTTCGCCAAACTTATCCATCAGCGCCTCGCCTGTTTTCAAGAACTCAGTCTCATCGACAATGTCACTTACCTGCGCATATCCACCATACTGTTGCAACGTACGGGTGATAAATTCGAAGATGAGTTTGTACGGCGCATTCGAGGGCGGTGTGCCCTCAGTCAACGTGATAACATTGGCAATCGAGGCCGTCGGTGGCCGAAACATCCGGATAGTTTTACTGCCTTGGCCCTGCGGAATACTGGCCTTATAGGCTGGTTCATACAATTGCAGGGTATGGATCTGATGCTCTAAGAGCTTCTTACTAAAATAGATACGGTATTCACTAGCCTTGTCGGTAGTGGTTACCGCTCCGTAAACTGGAGGAGGCATAACACTAGAATTTTAGGAGTTTTAAACTAAAACCACGGCACACCATCGCGTTGCGCACCGCGTGTAAGATGTTTGCGCATCTCAGCAGCCGAGAGCTTTTCAAAATCAGCTATTGACTCGATTCTGTTTCCGCTCCCGATCCGCCCAGGCGCTCCACCTCCAACACTGGTCAACCCTTGGTAACGTTGTAGTTCAGTCTTTAAGTTGGAGTTCTCTGTCTGAAGCCCCTTATTGGCTTCTTCCATCAACTCCATTTTTGCTCTGTGATATGCCGCGACGATCCCTCTAGGATGCTGACGATAAATATTGCCGTCAGCGCTGGCCATTATCTCGCGTAACTTCGTATCAAGCTTAGTCCCCTCGCGCATAAACTCTGGATCAGCCTCGAAAAGTTCTCTTTCAGCAGCTTCCCATTGAGTTCTATGTTCCTGGGTTCCTGGTGGTGGTAACTCGACTGTACGCTGTGCGCGTTCGGCCTGTTCCTCGGCCTCCATTACGGCGATCTCTTTATCGGCTTTCTCGACAAGCTCGAAGTTACCTTCGTCTTGCCATTGCTGGCGATATTTCCTCAAGTCAGCAATCGAATAATCGCGCTTCGGTTTCTTGCTCGCCTCAAACTCAGCTCGCTCTCTGGCAAACTGTTCCCGTTCTCTGGCAAACTGCGCCTGTGCAGCCTTAAATGCCGCTCGCTCACGCTTGGTACGCTCGTACCGGCTAGGGCCTTGTGTCGCCTTAGCCTGGCCATTTTGCTCACCATCACTTTGAGAGGATTCTGGTCCGGCAGTGGCCGGACTCTCACCAAGCCGCTGGCTCGGTTCTTGAGCAGATGATTCGGTACTGCTCAATGTTGTTCCATGAGTCTGAGTAGTACCATCAAATGCCGTTTCCTCTGGCATATCTTTTAAGCGATTTTTTTCAGCTTCCGATTGCGCCTCGACCACCTATCCAACGCCAATCATCGGTCCGGCCACCGGCCGGAATGGCGTTTGCCCCTCGGGCGATCGCGCTTAGGTGCTCCTGATCTTCCAGCTCGCTCTCTCTGCTCTCCTCATTAACCGGGAAAACACGCAGCCTGTGAAGCAGTGCTAAGACATCCTGCATCCCTCGTGCTCGGGCGTTCGCGCTCACACTATTCTGGTAAACGGCATTGAACGTCGCATTAGCGACAATCTGGCGCAGGAATTCAAAAAGTTTTATTCCACAACTCGAACGGCAAAACAAGTCGAAATTGGCTCTCTCGGCCTCATCCCAATCCACTGCGCGGATTATCGGGCGACTCAAAACCATTCGCAGATACCATTTCAAAACCCAGTTCATACTGGCGGTATTCCTCCATTACTACCTGGCATCGGTGGCCCAGCGGGTGCTATGGCTGGCTGACCCGGCTGCGGTAAATTTGGGCCTGCTGGCGGCACAGGCGGCGGCGCCATCCCTGGCACCCCGCCCGGCGGTGGCACACCAAGCGCACCACGCAACTGTTGCGCTTTTTGAGCAGCAGCAGCTTGAGTCTGCATAGCTTTCTGCGTCTGCTGAATCTTTTGCTGGAACGGCATGACATCCTGAGCGTGCGTTTTCCAGTACTGCGGATTACTTCTGGCAGCATCAACGTGCATCTGCATGTGTTGCATAAAGATCGACATCAAAGGCGGCGGAATCGGTTGCCCTTGCTGAGTCCGCCACCCTATAAAGCCGTCACAAACCTGTAAGTGCACCACGTGATCATCATTAGGCTTAACCTGAGGCAGAAATCCATCAGTCATGATCGAATTCTCGACCGCCTGTTGTTCCTGTTGATCAGCCGCCAAGTCCTTGGGCTCAGAATAAATCTCCGCGACCCACTGCGAATCCATCAGTTCAACAATCTTCTTGTCTATCTCCGGCGTAATGATCCAAGGCGAACCCTGGCTAAGCTGACGCAATTGCATCAGTTTCTGGATCTCGCGCTCGCGACTGTATCCATCGACGCTCCCATTGGGCTTGAGCACGTATTTATTGTCAAACGCCGCGTCATCGAGTGTCTGTCTCTGATTGCGCCAGAAATAATCCAAACTCTCTCTATCATACTGTTTCAACAATCCCCAGGATTGTTCAAAAATCCGCGTCATAGCGCCTTTCAAGATCCGCGCTCGCAGATCATTATTCTGCTGCATCACATTGGTGATAACGTTGGTCTCAGTCGCTGTCTTATTGCCCTGTGGCTGATTGGGACCCGCCACACCAAAATCCGGTATACCAACCCGTTGTTCCGCCATGGAACGGTTAGAACTGATCTCCTGATCGAAGCTGACTGGCGGGGCTGGCTGTTGAACAAGCTGTAAGACAGAATCATAAACTGCCCCTGGCTCCCATCGGATGTTCTGAGCGTTGATACTCCCGCCCTGCGTGGAAAGTACCGGCCGATTGGCAATCGACATGAAATCAAGCTTTTCATTCCAGGTCTTACACGCGCTTGCTTCATACATTTGGACCAGCTCACAGACTCCGCGACTTGAGTAAAACCCGCCATCAGTCAGCTCATACGGAATCATGGTCAGCGGGATTTCTTTGTGTTCATACGGAAGCTTGAAATCGCCTCTGGCAGGTTCATCAGGCTGCATCGGGCTAAAAGTCTTGACCCGTATCTGGCCATCAGTTTCGCGAATATAAACCTCCCAAAGCACAATCATGTCAGAGAGCTTTGAGTAGCTTAAACCCTCAGCCGTATACCGATGCCGCTCATATTTCTGATCCGGTTTACCCTCGCCAGTGATGCTGTCAATGTAGGTCTCATCAGTGTTGAACCCTTTACGCTGGGCATCACGCTCGTATTCATCACGGCTGTACTGCATCACGTGAACGACCCGATCGGCTTTCTGGAAATCAAATGTCGAGTAAGCCGGCACAATGATGAAGTATGGATGGATGCTGGTAAAAGAGAGTTTACGTGCCCGATCATCCCAGTAGGTTTTGATCACTCCAAAGCCGTTCTGCAGACATGAATCGATCGCACAAACGGCTTGCTCGCTGAAGTTTGAGACTTCTCGAACCTTGTAATCGAACCATTGCGCCACGCTATCGGTATAGCTATCACCCTGAGTCTCCAACGAATAGAAACTGGCCAGCAGTTCCGGCCCAAAGATCCAGACTACGTAATAAGGTTTGAGCTTGCCAATAATGGTGTCAGCCACTGGCACGTGCACATTAGCCGCTCCTGGCCAAGGCCGATTAGCTCTGCCAACTCCGGCTCCGCGCATCTTGGCCCAGACGATCTGGCGGCTTTCCCATTTGGAACGGTCTTCAAGATCACCCGTTATTTCGGAATAAAGTTCTGAATTGTCTTCAGGCATCGATTCACACTTTGACCGTGATAATTGCGGGCTCTACTGGCCGCACATGGATGTAAATGTCCATAATCGTGTGAGATTGCGGATCGGGAATTCCTGAAAACTGCCAATTGGCCTGCCACCGGTCAGCATACATCCGAATAAAGCGAGGCGGCTTTGCGGGATCGATCAACTCAGGACTGAAATTATACGAATCCAGAAATAAAGATTTCAGCGGACTATCCCAAGTCAATTCTTGAGGAGGAGGTGATCCATTACCCATGAGCGCTTTAAAGCTGGGTTAAAGTCAGAATGGTTGACGCCGTATCGGCGTTCAGGGTGAAGACCGTGTTGCGTGGGATCCGCTCAAATATGATCGAATCATTGACTGCTAAAAAGACATTATTCACATCGCCTACTGTCGCCGGTTTAGTGGTATCAAGACTGACCCAGGCTTTACCAGGCCCAGTGTTCTTCATATAGATTTTGCCACCATCAGCACCCGAATAATTCACGGTGCACAAATCGTTGGCCGCCAACGTAATAGTCCGATGCAGCCGCACTGTAACACTTTGAGGCATTACGCTTGAGCGATCGAAGAACCTTTCAGTGAGCGCGCCTCGAACTTGCAAAAAATCGCACTGTAGTTGTCAGTCACGCTCGGCCACTGAGCAATAATTGAGTTGGGAGTATTCCAGCTATAAATCGGCGTGGCGGCCAGGTCTGCGGAACGCGTGCCATAAACGCTCGTAAAAAGCGCATCAATCGTTACTGTTGAAGCGATTACTGTACCGGGCGTCGGCGCTGCCAAAGGCTCAACTCCTTCCTGTTGTTGTTGGACTTGAGGCTCTTCCTTCTGGGGCTCTTCTCCATTCATCTTGTATTACGGAATAACAAACAAATCTGCTTGGCACAAGGCAAAATAAAGCGCTAGAATTGTTTTGCTGTGGTTAATGCAAGCTTGGGCCGGTCCTAAGCGCCTGATGAGTGTCAGGAAAGCTTGGGGCCGGCTAATTACCGGCTCCAAGGGAGCTCTGCTAGAACCATCCGGGCGTCACATTGGTGCGTTCGCGCGCCAATTGTACATAGGCTGGGGAGAGCTCAATCAGTATCGCGCGCCGTCCAAGCTCGATCGCCACCTTGCCTGTTGTACCGCTACCAGCGAATGGATCTAAAACCGTGTCACCAGCTCGGGTTCCGGCTAAAATACACAGCTTCGGGATTTCTTCGGGGAAAGTGGCAAAATGGGCACCATCGTATGGCTGCGTGGCGATTGTCCAGACTGAGCGCTTGTTGCGGAAATTAGGCCTAAGAATAGCGCGGCCTCCATTAAGCTCGTTTCCGAATGGATTCCGACCCATTGCAAAAGCTCGATTAGGATAAAAACCTAAACCCGTATCACCCGCAGTTTCAGCTTTTTCTCTGATCGCCTCCGCATCATAAAAGTACCGATCCTGTTTCGTGAGCAGAAAAATGTATTCGTGACTTTTGGTTGGCCGATCAGTCACGCTTTCGGGCATCGGATTCGGCTTGTACCAGATAATCTCACTGCGCAAATACCAGCCATCGGATTGCAGCGCCATCGCAACACGCGCCGGAATCATGCAGAGGTCTTTAGGCTTTAGGCCACCTAGCTCTCTCTTTACCCCATTGAACCTGCATCCATTTCTATCCTCGTGATGGGTTCCGACCAGTGTTGAGCTTTCCTTACCGCCTCCTGACATTGAGGAACCTGCATAGTTATCGCCAAGATTTAAAAACATAACGCCATCGTCTTTTAGCACCCGCCAAACCTCGCGAAACACGGCAACCATTCTGGTGATATAAATCTCTGGGGATTCTTCTAATCCTAACTGCGAATCGATACGGTTAGCGCCACATTTAGGGCAAAGATCTTTAAAAAACTTGCCATTGTCCTGAGCGTCACAGGACCCATTCAATCCCGTTGGATAAGCATTAAAGCGTTTATGATCGCATTCGGTATTCCCACCCTCCCATGTTGCGGTGCCATAATCCCGAAGACCCCAATATGGCGGACTAGTCACGCAGCATTGCACGCTCTGTGCCTGCATTGTCGGCAGAATATCCTGGCAATCGCCTGTAAAGATGTTTAATCGCCCATTCACGGCCAATGATTAATCACCGGTCCAAGCTCCGGCATCTTCAAGTTGGTGTTGCAATCCGCGATCCCGTAATCGGCTGCCTGCTTCGAGCCCCTCGTACTCTTCTTCCAGCCTTTCCCACGGATCTTTTGTCCGACCAACATAAGTCGCAAAGTTCTGCACTCCATGACTGAAAGCGCCAATCACGGCATCGGCTCTATCAGGGGACTTCACACCTCGGGCCGCCATATCGGTTTTTTTCTCAATTCCCAATCGCCCGCGTGCATCTAGAGTCGATTTACGGCTCGTCAACTGGGCAATTAACATAGGATCATTCAGCAGCACGAGCTCTTGACGGCTGATCCGCTGGCTAAACGAATGCCAAATCTCTGCTCCCCGGCTGATGTAGTGATCTTCATCAGTCGGTTTGGCGCCAAAGCTAAACCGGTTAATCGGCCAGCCAGCATCCCGGAGCATATCACACATGGGAAGCCCTAATCCGCCTGAATCACCCCAGATTTGTTCGCTCCTCAAGCCCGCTTTACGGAATTCCATGATGAACCGACCCACAATCGCGATCGCATCAGTATCATGGAACCCGATCAGATCGATCAGCTTGTTCCCAGTGCGGATAGCAAGGACGTTCTCGTCTCGGCCTTGAGCAAAATCGCAGAACGCTGCGTACTCATGCCGGCTGATCTTGGCGCCGGGCGGATTTTGAATCATGCTCATGAGCGGCTGAAAAGGTACAATAAAGCTCTCGCCCTCAGCAATATCCATAAATTCGCCATAGATCGAAGAGCGAACAAGAGGATGCTCTTCGCCATAGGTCTCGATCATATCCCGGATCTTCTCTTTGCTGATATGTGGGCATTGCTCAAGGGTGATCTCGAAGAGCAAATGATTAGCACGATTGATCCCGAAACAATCAAAGAAGGTGCCGGAACGAAGCCCAGGCGAACTGATGATTAATAGGACAGCGTAACCGCACCGGTCGATTGCCTGGAAGATCTCGGCTGGAATGCTCTTGGCCTCATCGACAATCATGAGTAGTGGCGCGCCTTTCATGCCGTGGTGACCCTCGACGCGCTTGGGTTCATCGGTGGTAAAAGCGATCAATTGTCCACCAAGATTGGTTCGGATCTCGCGCTGCAAGAATTCCCAGTGAGTCAGATGCGGAGAACGGTAACTGAACAGTGCGCGCATCAATTGGCTATCGAGCTGACGGGAATCCGCGCTTGTCAAAACAATCTTACTACGTGGGTAACGATCTAGCCAGCGAGCGATACAGAGGGGAATGACGATGGAAGATTTACCGGATTCATTTGGTGTTCGAACCGCTATCCTAACCCGTTCATACTGAGAGCCTTGATCAACGGCTTCGGCAATCTTTGCCTGCCAATCATATAAATCACGATTCAAGACCGTGCGAGCGAACAACAAAGGTGAATCGCGCAGGCCGCGGGCAAGTTTCATTTAAACGCCTGTCTCCCAGCTAACTCGCGCAAATAAAGCTCATGGCGCATAGCAATTGCAGCCAACTGCTTACCATCTCTAGAGAGCCGGCGTTCTAGGCGAATGAGTTCTTCGTCATTCAAAGCACTAATCAGATCAGCCAAGATAGTCGGTTGTTCGTTCAAGAGCGGCCAGTAGAACGGTCTTGAGAAGCCCTTAAGCTGCATCTGCCGCCTTTCGCAGTTCGTCAAGAAGCTGCCAATCCGGGTTATCCTTCGCTTGAAGATCGTCTACCAGATAATATTCCAGCGCATCCGCAGCACGAATAAGTAGAGCTCTGAACTCTATGATCGCGTTATCCTGACGCTGTAAGGCCTCTTCAAGATGTCGAATCCGACACTCTAATTCGGTTCGTATAGCCTCAAGTGCCTGGTTCAGACTGCTACGCTCTAGTGCACTGTTCTCCAGTATGTTGTTATCCAGCTGCGCTAAGCGCAGCTGTTCCCGCAACCGATTTATCTCAGCTTCTTTCTCCTGAATCTGAAGCACATCCCAATCCCGATTATCAAAAGGTTGACTCATGTTGATGACACCTCATCACTGTTCCCATCGGATAACTGCGGTCGATATTGCTCGAACATGTGGCTTACTTCATCACGGATTGGTTTGGCCTGAGCCTCAATCGATTTAGCTTCCTGGCTACTGATGTTGATCGTTAAATTGTTCTGGTTGTATGTGTTACCCCAGTTGAGCTGGATCTCTGGCTTAGCGAATTGTGCCGGGTATTTGCGCTCTAGAAACCAGCTGGCACCGCACCAGTTACCGAGCCCGTTCCAAATCTTTTTTCTGAAGGGAATCTCACGATCAATAACGGCTTTGTAAATCGCAGGCCAATATTCTCCGAGGCGCGCTCTTTTGATAGTTCGCTCAGAGATACCGGTATAAAGAGCGATTTGATGGTCGTTAAAAGCGAGGAAAAGGAGTTCAGCGATGGTGTCGGCGATGGCAGGGGTAATTTTGTGAGGGCGACCGCGAGGCATAAAGGATCAGATTAGATTAGCAGGATCAGATTAGATTAGCGTTACATTGCAGTTCACGAGACTGCCCTGGTGTGTTTAGTAAAGTCAGTAAAGTCGTAAAGTCTCACGCGAGAGGGGTGCCTGAGAGACACACCCCCCCGTATATATAGATACGGGGGGTGTCTGTGTCTCCCACTCTCGCGGGACAGCAGCAGGATGTGTGGGTTAGGAAGGTGAGTCATTTGGATCGGCAATAGGTTTTGAGTGCATTAGTTCCGCTTCGGGGGGTTTCATGAACAAAGATCAATTGGTCTTCGATCAGGAGATTCAAATATCGTTTAGCTCGATCTCTTCCGACATTACGGCTAAAAGCTAAAGCCAAGTAACGATCCATGGTAATGCCATCGAGCAGAGGAAATAAATCGAGCATATCCTTAGGCTCAATCTTCGTTCTGGGTTTAGCAGCACGGATTTGATCAATTGAAGAGGGGATCCAGAGAACAATTCCATTTTCTACTGAATGGCTCCAGTATTGTTCGCGCTGGGTCCAGCCGAGTTTTTCGAATCGCTTGGCAGCGATAAACTGATAAGTACCGTCTAGCTTGGTTGGGTTGAGAACCAGCACTCCCCGGGCCCAGTTTGTAATTGAAGCTGTACCGGCCATAGTGTACATCCAGTCGAACCAGGAATATTCTTCAGTTTTTTGGAAATTGGTTTTGGGTGTGTGGTGGACTAAAAGAGTTCCGAGATGATGTGAAGCCATTAGTTTTGAAAGTGCATCACGCAAGAAGTCATTGTTTCGTTCTTCGTCCCTGATATCGCCTCCCTGATAAGCCGAATATGGATTGATGATCAAAAGATCACAGGGAAACTCGGCTAAAAAGGAGTCAAGAGCAGTAAAGAACCCGATATAATTGACATCACAAAGCCATTCGATATGGCTATTGGTTCTGAGCATATATTTTTCGGCTTCTGAGAGTTTGAGCCGTTTAACCATCCAACTCATTTCGACGATATCGTTATCGTCATCTTCAGCTTGGATAAGAAGGATGCGCAAAGGTTGAGCTGGCCGAATGCCGAATGCTGAGCGACCACAGCACCATAAAATGAGCATCTGCATGACTAGGGTTGATTTACCATGGCCACTGGGTGCAACCACGAAACAACCCGTCTGTTGGCTCAACCACCGATTGCCAAGGAGATTTTTACTGAAATCGACTTCTCGTTCGGAAAACGAAAGCGCATTAGTACCTCGCAATCTGCGCGATTCAGAGATTTCTGGTTCTTGGGAATCGCTATTTGACCTTGGCTTAGTCTGGTTCCAGTACTTGTCATAATCGGCAAAGGGGTTGTTGCGCCAGTCCATAGAGCCTTTCATGGTTTGGCAGTCATTTTGACATTGATGACTTCTTGACCAGTAGAATCGATATAACGATGAGCAACAACCATGTAGACTGAATGGCCAATAGAGCTCTGGCCCACATAGTCAGGCGCGGAGCGATCTGACTTATTTTTTACCGGATAAAGAGTGCACTCAATTTCTTCCAGTCCGCGGCTTAAACGTTGGCGATTGACTTCTTCGGAGATGATCTTGTGAAAGAATGCGTACTCGGCGTCCCAATAAGCTTCTGCCGCAGCAGCATCGGTGATTACGGGGGTCATTTTGAAATCCTTTTCACACTTTTTCTGCCCCAAGAATCCCACTCCCAGTTTCGTCCGTGAAAGAAGTTCAAATCCGCTTACGCTTCAGTAGAGTGGACTTGAGCTAGCAGAAATCAAGGGAATGGGACTCTTGGGACAGAATGGGGTTGAACTCTTTCACGATTCGAACTTCAAGAGCTGTATTTTATGACTGGGTAACAATCAATCATTTTTGCCCGGATTGACTAGTGGACATCCTTGTAGGTGCTCAAAATGAGGATATTACGCAGTGAACTTTTGCTGATTCCGAAAAGTTTGAGCAGGAACCGCTGTTGAAACCCTTCTTTTTTCATCTGGCGAATCAGCTTTACTTGG